TCTAAAAATCTATAAATCTATAATTCTATAAAATGTGTAGAAAAACTGTTTCCACTGTTTCCACTGTTTCCACTATGAAACGTAACCCCTGTAAATATCACATTTTTTAATTTTTCAAAGTGGAAACGGTTTGACTATTTAAACTAAATTATAGAAAGGAATTAAAAAAAAAGCGATAAAAGTTATACCTAATTTTGCTATATAAATAGTTAATAACAAAATAAAGGTAAAAGTTATATTTGATTTTACTATATATATAATTAATAGCAAAATCAATTTAAATTACAAAACAGAAAGGAATTAAAAAAAATGCAAGAAAAAACAATAGAACTATTTTTAGTTCAACAAGTTAAAAAGCGAAAAGGTTTAGCAATAAAACTAAACTCTACTTCTATGGTAGGTCTGCCTGATAGACTTATTTTGTTACCGCAAGGTTTGATGTTTTTTGTAGAACTGAAAAGCCTTACTGGCAGATTGCGACCGACGCAAAGAGTAGTACATAAGATTTTAGAAAATCTAGGTTTTACTGTATATGTAATTAACAGTAAAACCAAAGTAAAAGAGGTGTTAAAGATTTATGACAACCTTTACACCGCATAGTTACCAAAAAACAGCGATTAAAAAAGTATTGGAATTGCCAAAAGTTGGTTTATTCCTAGATATGGGTCTAGGAAAAACCGTTATCACTTTAACGGCAATAAACGAGTTATTGTATGATTATTTTGAAATAGAAAAGGTATTAGTTATAGCTCCATTAAGAGTAGCTGAAGATACTTGGAGCAGAGAGAGCCAAAAATGGGAACACTTGAAGCATTTAAAAATTTCTAAAGTTCTAGGTTCAGCTGCTCAAAGAAGAAAAGCATTAGCTGCTGAAGCAGACATCTACATTATCAATCGTGAAAATGTGGTATGGCTGACAAATGAATTATCGGGCATTGGCGATTCTTGGGACTTCGATATGGTAGTTATAGACGAGTTATCAAGTTTCAAATCGGCGAAATCTCAAAGGTTTAAAGCTTTGAGAAAATATATAACTAGGAGTCCCAGAGTTGTAGGACTTACTGGAACTCCAGCACCGAACGGTTTAATAGATTTATGGAGTCAAATATACCTGTTAGATAGCGGTGAAAGATTAGGCACAACGTTAACTAGTTATAGAGAAACATATTTTGTGCCTAATCAAAGAAATCAAACCACAATTTTCAACTACAAATTGAAAAAAGGTGCTGATTTAGAAATAAATAGAAAAATAGCAGATATATGCATTAGTATGAGGGCAGAAGACTATTTAGAAATGCCTAAAAGGAAAGATAATATCCTATATATTGCATTATCTGATAAAGAACAAAAAGCATATAACAAGTTTGAAAGAGATTGTTATATGCAATTTATAGAAGGTGAGGTAACAGCACATACAGCAGCAGCCCTAACAAACAAATTGCTGCAATACACAAATGGTGCTATGTATTGTGATGATGGACAATATGCCAATACAAACACTAAAAAGCTTGATGCACTTGAAGAAATAGTTGATACGTGTGCAGGCAAACCAATATTGTGCTTTTATTCCTTTAGGCACGATTTGGCTAGAATCCAGCAGAAATTTACTTTTGCTGAAAAGCTAAAAAATGCCAACGATATTACTCGTTGGAATAACGGCGATATTAGATTACTGTTAGCTCACCCTGATAGTGCTGGTCACGGGTTGAATTTACAAGCAGGTGGCAACATTATTGTGTGGTTCGGTCTTACTTGGAGCCTTGGATTATATCAGCAGGCAAATGCAAGACTGTACCGACAAGGGCAGGAGCACACAGTAATCATTCATCACCTTATCTGTAAAGGTACAGTTGATGAAATAGTATACAGAGGCTTACAGGAAAAGGCAGAAGTGCAAGAAAACTTGTTAAACGCTCTAAAAAATAAATATAAAAAGGAGATATAAAATATGGGCAAAATTACTAGATTGAAAGCAATGGAACGCTTTTTAAAATTCCCAAAGACTTTCGACAATAAATATATGAATTATCCCTGTCAGATTACAATCGAGGGTATAAAATACTATGGCTTTACAGATGGTTATAGTATAGCCATAACAACAGAAGATATCGGTACCTTAGAATTATATGATGCGGATAAGTATAACGGGGTACCATATCCTAACCTTGCGGTATACCTTGAAGATTCTAAGTATACTAAAGTTGAAAATTTTCAGATAAATAGCATAATTACTGAAGCAAAAAAGCAAGGCTTTAAATTGACTAAGCATTGTAATAGAAAAAAGCCCTTTTTGCTTAAGTTTGCAGGTGCTTTTTATGATATAGCCCTTATCTATAAGGCATACAGCATTATAGATACAGGAAAATCAGTTATTGCTAAATATGACACTGAAAGAGCTTTTTCACCTATCATTTTATCTAATGCTATAGGCAAATGTTTTATGTTACCTATAGGGGTAAAAGAAGAAAATGAAATTAATTACGGGCATACTATTATCTATTATGACGATATTTTGAATGCTAAAAAAAAAACAGTGACAACGTTATAGAAGATAAAAAAGATATGGAAATAAGCAATGATAAAAAAGATATAGAAATAGGCATTGAAATTCTTATTTCTATATCTTAACTGAAACCTCTTCCATCTTATATCAATTATAGTATATTTTTTATAGGGGGTAAAGAAATGAAAGAAAGAGATTTAAAACTACATAAATTGAGTAAAAATAGATATAGAGAATTGAGATATTTTTGTAAACAGTATTATGAGTGGAAAGATAAACTAAAGAAGCTAAATTATGATTTAAAATCTTATGAATTAGATGGCTTGCCTAAAAATTCTAATGTTAATAAGCCAACAGAGTTACTAGCTACTGAAAAGGCTGATTTAGAACGAAAAATAGAGATTGTAGAGCAAGCAGCAAAAGAAGCAAGTCCTGTTTTATATCAGGATATTTTAAAGAACGTTGTGCAGTGCATACCTTTTAGACATTTAAATGTACCTTGTAGCATAAAATACTTTTACAAAGTGAGAAACACCTTTTTTTGTATATTAGACAAAAAGAAGATATAAAAAAAAATAAAAATTTTTAAAAATGGGGTACTGGGGGGACGTACTTTTATGATATTATGGTATTGTGAAGAATTTGAAAATAGTATTTAGAACTTATTAAGACAAGTGAAAACTTGTCTTTTTTCTATTTTATGAAAGAAAGTTTAAATTAAAAATTAGATTCAAACTTAAATAACAGGCGGTGAGGTGATGCCTAAGGCAAGAAGTCCTAATAGAGAAAAAGCCTTTAAAATTTATGAGGAAAAAGGCGGAAAAATTAGTAATAAAGAATTGGCTAAATTGTTAAACGAGAATGAAAAAACAATAAGTAACTGGAAAAGTAGGGATAAATGGAATGTAGTAAATAGCGTAAATGATTGTAGTAATACTACAAAAAAAAGAGGCGCACAAAAAGGCAATAAAAATGCTAAAGGAAACAAAGGTGGCGGAGCTCCATTTTGTAATCAAAATGGCTATAAGCACGGAATCTATAGTAAAATACTTTATTCTTCATTATCCGATGATGAAAAAAAATTATTTGAATTAAAGGATTTAAATGAAATTGAAGAATTGAAATTAATTGTAAATTTATGTGATATTCAAATTTTACGTTTTATTAATTTGATAGATGAGATAAGGAATAAAAAAAATTTTACTGTTAAGTCAATTAATGAGACGTATACAAAAGATGGAAAAGGTAATTTAATTGGAAGCGTTACAAGCACAACTGCAGTGGACTTAAACGAACTTATAATTCGTTATAATTCTGAAATCGAAAAAATAAAGAAGCAAAAAATAAAATGCTTAGAAGTACTAAACAAAATAAATACAGATAATATTACAGAGGATACAAATATTAATGTAATTATTAATTCTGATAAAAATACGGGTGGTTAAATTGGATATAAACATTAATATAAATCCAGTATATTTACCTTTTATGGATAAAAAGCAATTTGTTCAAATATTCTTTGGTGGTTCATCAAGTGGAAAATCATATTTTTTAGCTCAAAAAATAGTAATAGATAATTTGAAAAGTATCAATTGGCTATGCTGTAGAAATGTAGCAAGAACCATAAGAAATAGTATATTTAATGAAATTATCAAGGCTATTTACTATATGGGCTTAAAGAAGTTTTATAGTATAAATAAGTCAGATATGGTTATTACCAATAATGTAAATAACAAGCAAATTTTATTTGCTGGTCTTGATGATGTTGAAAAGGTTAAATCTATAACGCCTAAAAATGGAGTTCTTGAAAGGATATTCATTGAAGAAGCAACAGAAGTTAAAAGGGAAGCATACAAGCAATTGACAAAGAGGTTAAGAGGACAATCAAAACATAGCAAGCACATTATACTTGCCTTTAACCCGCTATTAAAAACACACTGGATTTATAAAGAGTTCTTTAATAATTGGCAGGACAATAAAAACAGTTATGAAGATAGCAATTTATCAATATTAAAAACTACCTATAAGGACAATAATTTTTTAACCGAAGACGATATAAAATTATTGGAAAATGAAACAGACCCTTATTTTTATAATGTTTATTCTTTAGGAAATTGGGGCGTTCTAGGAAATATTATTTTCAAAAACTGGATTGTAGAAGATTTGAAAGACTTTATACCACATTTTGATACTATTTATTGTGGTATGGATTTTGGTTATGCCAATGACCCTAATGCACTTATTAAGTTACATTATGACAAAAAGCACAAAACAATATATGTATTTGAAGAATATTACCAATGTGGTATGTCTGATACTGATTTATTGACTGTTTGTAAAAGCTTTTTTGGTAAAAATTATATTATTTGTGATAGTGCAGAACCTAAAACAATAGATTATTTAGCTGTTAATGGAGTTAATACTATACCTGCTGCAAAAGGACAAGATAGCGTTAATCGTGGTATTAGATGGCTTCAAGGACATAAAATTATAATAGATGTTCATTGCCAAAATTTTAAAAATGAAATTGAGCA